AGTGCCAGCCTACGAATGGACAGAGGCTCACGAAAAAATTGAGTTTAGAGCGTTGGAAGAGTGGCGTGATGATATGGACTCCACAGTTTCTTTACTACTAATAGAATACAACTCGCACCACTAATTAAGGAATATAACAATGTCAGAATTAAGAGCTTTAAGATTATTAAACGCAGTAGAAAACGGCACGGTTTTGGGTGCAGAGTTCAATACCTATCTAGGAGATGCAGGTAGGCTTGCTGAATTTACGGTGCTTCTGGCACAGCGAGGGCAAGCGAAACGAATTGCAAATGGTCAGACAACAATGACTGCAGTGGTTGCTAGCTCTATTGCAATCAACGCAGCTATTGTACAAGCAACAGCCTCTAACGACACAGTAGTCAAAGCGGTAGTGGCTAGTGCAATTGCTATGGATACAATTGCAGATGATGCTAATGTTCTTGAGAAAGTGTCTGACAACCCTACTTCATGGAGTAACTTCATTGGTTCTATTTATTATGAATCACACATTAAAGACATTGTAGCTAACCTAGCAGGAGTTAACCCTTCTCTTTATGCTACCACTTCTTTGCTCGTACTAGACCCTGCATCAATGGGTGACATTAGCATTAATGAAAGGGCGATGCGAGCGTTAGTTAATAGCACACCTACTGTTGCTGTATTAGCAGGTAACTCAGCATCAATGGCTTTAGTCGCAGCAGATACAACAGCAATAACTTTAGTGGCCCAGCAAACATCAATCATGCCTACCATTGCAGCTAATACCCAAGCAATGGGTGAGATAATTTCACGCAGTGTGGCTACAGGTTTGATGGCTTCAAACGCAGGTGCTATACAAGCAATTGCGGCTAACCCTACAGCATGGGCAGCATTTAAACTAGGCTCTCATTTATCGGCTAACTTAAAGAATGTCATTGCAAATATTGCAGGATTGACTCCAAGTGATTATGCAGATGCTTCTGCTATGGCAGTTAATGCTACAGCGATGGCAGCAATTGTACTTAATACTCAAGCAATGGAAGCACTAGCAACTGACTCGGCAGCAATGACAGCTCTAGCTGGCAACGCTAACGCATCACTTGTCATAGGTAGCACATTAGCAATGGGTGTCCTTGGTGCAGACGAAGCGTTCTTAATTGCAATGCTAGGTAACAGCACATTAACAGCAAGCATCTTTGCAAGTTCTACTTTCAAAAACCTAATCATGGCATCTACTCCATTGGTTGATGCGATTGCGGCTGACTCAGCGATTGTGGCCTTCTTAACAGCATCTTCTTCTACAGCTATGCCAGCAACATTAAGGTCTAGCACAACAGCGGCAGATGACCCATTCGATGGCATCCCAACTAAAGTATTAAGCTTGTACGCCAAAGGTAATACAATTGTTGCAACTGCGGTTAATCATGACTTTGACGGCACTCCAGCAGTTGGTACTGGTGCAACAGATGTTATCGGATTGGCTGGTACATTCACAACAGCTCATGTTAAAGGCTACACAAATATGACTTGGACAGTAGCGGGTATTGCAGCAACAGCAGCCGCATCACCTATCTTGACTTACTATGACATGACTTAAAAAGAGTGACTAATCTCTTGACAAGTTTATATAACTATGTTATACTATATACTATAGACGGCTCATTATAACACATCTTTAAGAGGAGTGCAATAGCTTGGATAAAGAATTACAAGATTACTACGAGGATAGGTTCACTACAATGGCTACTAAAGGCTGGCGTGATCTTATGGAAGATGTCCAAGGTATGGTTGATAGCTATAACCTTGTGGCTAACGTAGATTCTATCGAAGACTTATACAAATGTAAAGGTCAGATTGATATATTAAATTGGTTACTTACCTTACAAGAGGCCTCATCTAGATCATATGATGGGCTAACCCTCGAAGAGGGTAAGTAGTTTTAGAAAGAACTTCCTAGGTAATACAGAGGCCTAGAATAAAAGTAAACCCTTCTGTCGTAATAGAATAGTCTAGCCTTTTAGACTCTTTCCAATAATGCTAATAGCACTGGAGTAATAACATGGCAATAGTTTTAGATGATGTTTTAGATAGTAACCTACCAGAAGAAGTAGATCCACTTGAGGTAGTAGTAGGAGATCCTCCTGAGGAAGATAGCTTACCAGAGAAGTACCGCAACAAGTCCGTTCAAGATGTTATCGCAATGCACCAAGAAGCTGAGAAGTTTATTGGTAAGCAGGGTGGTGAGGTTGGTGACCTGCGGAAGGTAGTAGATGACTTTATTAAAACACAAACGTCTAGTAACTTAAAGACACAGGAACCCGAAGAAGAAGACGATGAAGGTGAGTTTTTCGTAAATCCAAAGAGTACCGTAGATAAAGCAATATCGAATCATCCTGATATTATAGCGGCAAGAAAGTCTGTCTCTGATAGTAAACGGAATGATACATTATCTAAATTGAAGAGTAATCACCCTAACTACGAGGACGTAGTGATGGACCCAGACTTCCGAGTTTGGATTCAGAAATCTAAGATACGTTCTGAGTTGTATAATAGGGCTGAGTTACAATTTGATTATGATTCTGCAGATGAGATCTTAAGTAACTGGAAAAAAGAAAAGCCAACCGCAGTGGTAACAGACACTACTAAGCAAGAGAGAGACCGAGTTCTCAAACAAGCTGACGTAGGATCTAGTACCTCTAGTGAACGGGTATCTAAAAAGAAATATCGTCGAAGCGATATTATTAAACTGATGCAAACAGACCCTACTGCCTACGAGGCACGGGCTGACGAAATCCTTCTAGCATACGCTGAAGGACGGGTAATTTAACATTATAGAAAAGGAATTATATTATGGCTTTAGGAGCTAATCATGTCACCACAACGACAGCTGCGAATTTCGTACCTGAAATCTGGAGTGACGAAATCATTGCAACATATCAAAAGTCTTTAGTAGCTGCAAATCTATTTAAAGCAATGCCTATGACTGGTAAGAAAGGTGATACGATTCATATCCCTACACCTAGTCGTGGTGCCGCATCTTTGAAAGCTGCAAATGCTCAAGTAACCTTACAGGTATCTACAGATAGTGACATCGCTGTAGTAGTTGATAAGCACTACGAGTATTCAAAAGTAATTGAAGATATTGTTGAAGTACAGGCTTTAGCCTCAATGCGTAAGTTCTATACCGAAGATGCTGGCTATGCTCTAGCTCGTCGTGTAGATACTTCCTTGTTGGAGTTAGGTCGTACTTTCAATGGTGGTACTGCAGGTGCACGTTATGACGCTGCCTTTATTGGTGGTGATGGTACTACTGCGTTTGACTACACAGCTACTGCTGGTGCGGGCAATGCCTCAGCACTAACTGATGTTGCTATCCGTCGGACTATCCAACGACTAGATGACAGTGATGTACCAGAAGAGGGTCGCTTTATGCTAGTACCTCCTTCAGTACGTAACACGCTAATGGGTCTTCCTCGCTTTACTGAGCAGGCTTTTGTTGGTGAAGTAGGTGGTGGCAACACTATCCGCAACGGTCGAATCGGTGATGTTTATGGTATCCCAGTTTATATCTCATCTAACTGTGATTCTCTTAACTCACTAGCTGATGGCTCTGGTACTGATATTGGTCGAGTAGTACTAATCGGTCATCGTGATTCAGCTGTATTAGTTGAGCAACAAAAAGTACGTTCACAGGCACAATACAAACAAGAATACTTAGGTACTCTATATACTGCAGATACTATCTACGGTACTAAAGAGCTACGTGATGATGCTTGCTATGCTATTGCTGTCCCTGCATAACTACTAACTAGAGTCCCCTCTTCGGAGGGGATTTCTCTTAAGGAATATATATATGAAATTCCAATGTACCCAGTCTAAAGTAATTATTGAATTCATGGATCAACAAGATATTGATTCTACTCTAGCTAACCCAGCTTATGTGGAATATAAAGAACCTACAAAGGTAGCTTCTAAAGCTGCCCCTAAGAAAGAGTCTATTAAAGAGAAGGAATAAGCATGGCAATTAATAGAGGCGCAGGAGGTAGTGGAGATGCTGTTGCAACCAATGAGGCATCTTTAGCAATACAAGCAGCTTCTGAGGCTGCTACTAGTGCCTCTACAGCAGTTACACAAGCAACAAACGCAAGTAATAGTGCAGATGATGCAGCCACAGCGGCTGCTAGTGTATCGGGTATTGTAGATCTAACTAATGCTGATGTTGTTCTAACAGCAGCTGATGTTGTTCTTACTAATGCAGATGTAGTATTAGCAGAAGCTGACAAGGTACAGACTGGCTTAGATAGAACAGCAGTAGCAGCGGACTTAGTTTTAACTGATGCAGATACAATAGCTACAGCAGCGGATGCTACTACATCAACAACACAAGCAGGTATTGCTACCACTAAAGCTGGGGAAGCAAGTACATCTGCTTCTAATGCAAGTGCTAGTGCCTCAGCAGCCTCTACAAGTGAGGGTAATGCTTCTACAAGTGAAACTAATGCAGCAACATCGGCTAGTACATCAACTACTCAAGCAGGCATCGCTACGACTAAAGCGAGCGAAGCAGCAGCAGACCTTGTTCTAACTAATGCGGACGTTGTATCTACTAATACAGATGCAAGTACAGCAACAACACAGGCTGGCATAGCAACAACAAAAGCAGGAGAGGCAAGTGCTTCAGCTAGTGAGATAACAGCCTTAACTACAGCCACAACTACAGTTGCCGTTGGTGGCTCTTCTACATCCAGTTACGATTCAGGGACAGGGGTGCTAAGTTTAGGAATCCCTACTGGGGCCACTGGTGTAGCAGGGGCTACCTTTTCATTAGTAGGCACAGTCCTAACGATTACGACACCATAGAAGGGAGCAGGTATGCCAATTACAAACTATGATTTCTCGGCTATCACTTCTGTGGATTATGACGGAACAGCTTTAACTGAGGTAATCTTTGACGGCACGAGTATTTGGACACCTCGCCTTAGCGTTACAGTAACGATTGCTGCTAATACTAACAACTACACACTAAACCCTGCGGCAGTTCCAGACTATGAAGTAGGTATTACCGATGTTTCTTTTGTTATTAATAGTGGAGTTGTTATAAGTTCCACTGCTACTGGCACTACCTCTTTAACAGTTACTGGTTTTGACTCAAGTGATACCGTCTACGTTACTAACAACGGAGTAGTTGTAGGTGATGGAGGTAATGGAGGTAATGGTAATGCTGGAGCTGGTGGTGGTGGAGGGACTGCTTTAAATGTTAGCGGGACTGCTATCACCATCAACAACGCCAGTGGTCAAATTAATGGCGGCGGTGGAGGTGGAGGAGCTGGAACTACAACTTCTGCTAAAAGTGGCGGCGGAGGTGGCGGCGGCGGAGGTCGTTCAGGCACAACAAATAGTGCAGGTGGTTCAGGTGGTGCAGGGGTGGGAGCCTCTTCGGGCTTTCCTGGGACAGTCGGTGGAGCTGGAACTTACGCATCTGCTGGGGCAGGAGGGCCTGGGGGACGTAATGCTGCTGATGCTGTTGATACTGGGGGTAGTGCTGGTGGAGCTGGTGGAACTTGGGGTGCTAACGGTACTGCATCTGCTGGTGCTGGTGGAGCTGGCGGTATTGCCGTTGTTGGCAACGCAAACATAACTTGGGCAGATGTCGGTACACGAAATGGCGCTATAACTTAGGAGGATGACGAAATGAAATGCAACTATAAAATAACAGAAGTAGATGAGCCTAGTGACATGATGTTAGTGGTGTACTCATGTGACGGTGAAGAATCCGTAACCGTGTCCATGCCTGTCCCAAGAGAAAACGAAGACACAGAAGCTTTAATAGAGTCGTACTCACCTGTAGTACGCTGGGCTGAAGCTAAGAGGACTAAAAGAACCATAGAGGCAGGAACAGAAGGTTCACTAGTATTACCTACTCCTGCCAGCACAGAAGAAAGAGTATTGTAATGCCACAATGGAAAACAGAAATGATACACCTATCTGAGGCTGACGACTTCAGGATATTGAAGGGTGAGTCGAATAATGGCGACAGCTTCAAAGCCCTAACAATGTTCGAGGATAGAATAGGCGGAATCCAATTCTTAACTAAGGGTGGCGTAAAAGTCATGAACACTAGGGGCGACCACGTATTGTCATTTACACGGGGTGAGCGGTTTTACGTCCCAGACCCTTCAGTAGGAGAGTTAATTGATAGAACTGTTATCTTGATTACAGAAGAAACAGCCACGTACTACTGCCTTTTAGCAGAAGCAAAAGATGTCGAGTGGGACGGTGAGGTTGTAGAGATTCCAGCCAACGAGAGTCGAGAACTAACTGACTTATTAGGTAAGCGATTGTTTATTGCTGAAGACGGAGCGACAATTGATGGTGAGGCTGCTGAACGTCATGAAGTCTTAAAGTTTGAAACTAAAGATAGTGTCACAGTAAGTGCAGGGAATGTCCCTTTAATAGTTGTGGTTTTCTACAAGGTATAGAATGACTTTCCATACTAAAGCTAAAGTAATGTTAGTGGTAACAAACCTAGTTGGGTTTGGGGGCGCGATTGTGTTCTTCTCATGGTGGGGTTTAGCAACCGCCACGGCAATCTGGGTTTGTATGAACCTTGGCGTTTCTGCGGGCTATCATCGTTTGTTTAGTCATAAGAGCTACACAACGAACAAGTTTTGGGAAAACTTCTTACTTATATTTGGCACACTTGGCAGTATAGGAAGTTCTATCAGTTGGGTAGGGCAGCACAGGGTGCATCACGCTAACTCTGATGTAGAGGGTCGTGACCCATACTATGCACACAGTGGCATTATAGAGTCTTGGATAAAAGCTCCGTGGGCTTTAGACATTCCACTATTGTCCATAAAAGATTTGCTTCGGGATAAACGACATAGATTCTTACACACGTACTACTTCCACATAATCACAGCATGGGCTATTGCTTTGTTTTTAATTAATCCTGAGTTATTAATCTGGGCTTGGGCATTGCCTGGAGCAATAGTATTTCATGCTTTACAACTGACAGGAATATTAGGTCATACAGTCGGGTGGCAAGACTATGACACGGGTGATAAAAGCAAGAATAATCACATATTTAATTTCTTTACTTTTGGTGAAAGTTATCAGAATACCCACCACCATGATACAAACAAACTAATAATGGGACTCTTTGATTTATCTGGGTACTTCTGTAAAGCAATATCAATTAAAAGAGATATTAAATGATTACAATAGCTATTCTTTGCACATTAGCCTTTGCTTTGTTTGGCTTATTCATATTCGTTAAAGTAATACTAATGGGGATGAAAGCACCAGCAGACACTAGCAATAGAATTGCTCATTTGCGATTGGTGTGGTTTGCTATTACAAGACCTGAATTATTTGTAGATTGCTTTGAATGGTTAAAGCATGATGAACTTAATAACTTAAAATAAAGAAAAAGAACATGACAACTACTCACGAAACAGTTACATCCCTTGCCACTACAGCCACCTATGGTGG